GGGTGCGGGCTGATAAGGATTGCTAGGTTGAGAAGAGCCGTAGCGACCTCGACCACCAAGTCCGCTCGTAGGAGGGGGAGCTTGACCGCCTTTACCGCCATAACCACTTTGTTGACCGTAACCGCCACGCTGTCCGTAACCACCGCCATAACCGCCACCTTGGTTACCAAATCCGCCTCCATAGCCACCACCTTGGTTACCATAGCCGCCTTGTTGGCCATAGCCGCCTTGATTGCCGTATCGCCCACCAAAACCGCCTTGAGAACCCATTGATCCCCCTAAGCCGCCTTTAGCGTTACCTCTAGAAGGAAATTGTGAGCCGCCGCCATATCCGCCGCCTTGCTGACCATAGTTGTTGGCTGCAATGCCTCCACCTTGACTGCCAAAGCCTCCGCCTTGATTGCCAAAACCTCCGCCTTGACGGCCAAAGCCTCCACCTTGCTGTTGACCGTAACCGCCTTGGTTACCGCCTCTAGTCATTGATCCGCCGCCGCCACCTTTACTCACTGATATTCTCCATATCTAATCATGTTGGTGACCTCTACAGCCCTGTTTCCAACTTGTTTACTCCATCGGGAGTCCATAAATTCGTCTGCCGCTTTTTCGTATTGTTTTTTAGACATTGCGTGTAAAGCGTTTTTAAATTTTCTTAGAACAGTTTGTCCTAAATTAAATGAAATATCTATTAAAGCATCTTGCCTTACAGCGTCTAACTTACAGTACCAAGGATATTCGCTTCTAAGCTCATGCCTTACTCTTAAGATGTCATTACTAAGAAGGTAGTCTACTTCTCTGTCACTAAGCCCTAATCCTGTCTTAGAAATATTACGCCCTACTCCAATGGTTTCGTAGCCACTTGAGCAATCGTAGACTTTGTTTTTAAAGCCTTCGTGACGCTTGAGCATATCTACAAGCCCTGATTCTTCATTTAACATCCCTGTCATTACTTTTCCCTTGCTACAGAATTCTTCTTTTCGTATGAACGCATGGCTCCCATTCCGAGCATTCCCATTAATACAGGCGTTAGTAGCGAAGGGTCAACTGTAGGAAGCACAAACCAGATAGAAAGTATCTGAGATATAATTACATTGTAAGCAAGGCCCAAACCGCATGTCCAGCCAACGAAGGGTCGCCACCCGCCGATAAACAGAGACCCAGACTGGGCTTCAGCCTTGTTTAACTCAATTTGAGCGATGGCATTTTCGTTAGCCGCTTTCTCACTCATCGTAGCAATTTCGTGAGCTAGGGCATTGGCTTGATCTTTATCAACAATAAATTTGTCTAAAAGTCCAGTAACTGGGCCTATCAATGCTTGTAACATATTTACTCCTAAAGTAGTTTTGTTAAAACAACCGCGCCTACGATAAACGGGTACACACCCCATAGCATCAGTTCAAGCCTGTTAAATCTATTAGCTCCGTCATTAAGCCGTTTCTCAATATTCAAATACCTTATTGTGCATTCTTTCTCATGAGCCTCTAGTCGAATTAACGACTCTTTAACGGTAGCCATTCTGTTTCCTTAAAAATTATAGTGTAAACTTTTAGCTTATTAGACTTACCTTTTGCTTTAATAGATGGTAACGATTGTAACTCACTATTGGCATTTTGTGCAGTATTGTATCCTATAAGAACATCAACTCCTGCATCCTTAGTTCCTGACTCAAGCCTAGCCGCCACGTTGACTGCATCGCCTATAGCGGTGTAATCAAACCTTTGCTCTGAACCCATGTTTCCAATAATTGCATCTCCGCTATTAATGCCTATTCCTATCTTGATTGGTGGCAGTCCTTTAGCTTGAAACTCAACATTAAGCTCCTCCATGTTAAGCTGTATCTGTTTAGCGCATTTTATAGCCCAATCCTCGTGGTTATCTAGGTCTAGAGGCGCACCGAATATAGCCATCATTGCATCGCCAATGTATTTATCGACCATCCCGTAACACTGAGCCACTGCTGATTGCTGTGCAGTTAGGGCTTTATTCATTATATAAGTCACTTCTTCGGGCGTTACACTCTCTGACAGGGCCGTGAACCCACGAACATCGGTAAACAGGAACGTACAGTACCGTTTTTCACCCCCTAACTTGAGTAATTCAGGGTTTTCTTGCAATCTTTTGACCTGCCTTGGGTCTAAGTAGTGTTCAAACTGCTTCTTAATTAGCTGTCTGAGCTTGTATTGCTCTTTGTAATTAAGGTAAAAAGTAGCAGATGCCACAACAAACTGGGAGATCATTGTCCACGTTACATCTATTAAGAACCCTCTCTGTATCAACGCTAACCCAAAAGCACCTGTAGCCACAATAAAGACAGTAGAAAAAGCCAAGCCAAGATAAACACCTAGATAGCTTATAAACATAAAAACTAGCAAAACACCAAAAACAAAAATTAACATTTCGTACAATAATGATTCATTTGGAATCATAGGCATGCGCTTTTTAGACGCATGGATAATAGTTTCGGCTAATGATGCTTGTATCTGGTGTGGATAAAACAGCCCTTTGGGAGTAGATATTTGAGGGAGTATGCCTTTAGCCGTGGTTCCAACTATTACAACTTTTCCTGCTACATCCATTTTGCTCAAAGATGTTCCATGTGGAACAACCCAGTTTACCCAGACTCTTCCAACATTATCCGTAGGTATAGGGTTTAGTTGTTTAACTCTAACTTCTTGTATTCCGTTGTTGTTAGTCTTAATAACGTAAGTACTTGTTCCTGTTACGGCCTTTAGAACTTGAGTTCCAAAACTAGCCATCCACCCGTTTGGGCTTCTCATCAACAAAGGCATTCTTCTTAACAAGTTATCAGTATCTACAGGTGCAGACACTATTCCCTGCAAAGCAACATCCCTAAGAGCTTTAATGTTTTGTGTTACTCCAGTAGCTTTTATGCCGCCAATGTCATCGCCTAAAATTACCGTTCCTTCGGTTTCTGGTATTTCCTTATAGCTGTCAGTCTCAAACATTGCAATAACGCTAGGGTAATAGGATAAAGCCTCTGCAAACGCGGCATCTCCGCCAAACCGATCTGGCTCACTAAACACAGCAACCCATGAAACAGATAAAGCTCCTGAATTTAATAAATCTATATGTATTTCAGCTAAACGCTCTCTAGGAAAAGGCCATCCACCCTCAGCCTGAATGTCTTCCTCAGTCAGGTTGAGTAATACAATATTTCCTGTCGGCTCCTCTGTTTTAACAAAAGCATCAAAAGTTCTTAGCTTTATAATTTCAACTAGCGAAGGTTGGTACAGTAAGACAGCAAACAAAAACGCCGTAATTAAACCTATAATGGTCTTTTTCATTACCCTTCCTGCAATATTCTTATAGTAGAGTCGCCACCGTTAATCTTAATGACGTTAGATACGCCATCTTGTATTAGTATTACGGTGTAACCGCCTGCTGTATCCAAGTCTAGGCGGCTGTACTCACTTACGCCCCTTATAAGGCTTATGGTCTGACCTGTAATAAGTGTTGTTATCTGCGTTTCTGCATCTGCTCCTAACGCAGTGCCTGTCACGGTAACGCCTGAGACTTGTGCTAGTTTGTCTTCTTCCTTTGCAACCCCCAATGCGTCCAGTATATTTAACAAGTCCTCAAGGTAATTAACGTCTAAGAAGTTTATGTCTAGTTCTGTAAACTCTAAGCTATCTTCTGCTAGTAAGTCCTCCGCAAGATAGTCAATGTCTAGATCATTAAAGTCTAGTATGTTTTCAGTCTTAGCTGTTCGTTCTTCTGAAATCACTATTTCTTTCTTAGGCGGCGTAACAATTAACATGTTATCAATAAAGTCTAGCGTTAGGTCTAAGATAACAGGCTTTGAAGGGGCAGACTCATACACTGATACAGTTGTAGCTTCGTAAGGTTTATTTAACAACACACTGCCCATAGCAGTTACAACTTCTATCTCTCCGCTAGAGACTCCATATTGATCGGGCAAAAGAATGATAAGGCTACGTCCCAACTCGTCTACTGTCGCGGTGAAATCTGTCCCGCGAATTGCGATATCGGCCACTGGGGTTTTTAGCGATAGATTGCGTTTGTCTATCTTGCCTAACTTACCCGTGATAAACCGCGCAGTACCTAGTCCAAAGGTAAGCGCCATCTTTGATTTAGAGGGGTCTGGGTCGTAGATATACTCATCAATTGTTAGCTGGCTATGCTCTGTCAGTTTTACGGTAGAGTCATCTAGAAAGGTAATAGCCATCCTACCATTACTAGTAATGGCTTTGTCGTTGGATTGT